CTTAAAAACAAGTTTACCACCAGACTCGAGGATGGTGAAGTTTGCTGTAGTCAGGTTAACAGCGTTTGTGGCTGTGCCAGTGACGTTGCCAGTGACGTTGCCAGTGACGTTGCCAGTGACGTTGCCAGTGACGTTGCCAGTGACGTTGCCAGTGACGTTTGAAACAATGCCGCCAGAAAATGTCTTCACACCTGTGACGGTTTGCGCGCCATCAAGTTGCATGAAGTTAGCCAAGCCAGCGGCAGTGATACGAACCTCAATTCGGTCAGCCGCAGCATAAGCGCGTGCAGTTGTACCTTCTTGAGCGCGAACCACTGTTAGCACATCAGACGCGCGAGCGGTGACCTTAACAATCTCTAAGTTATTGCTAGAGTCAGTGAGTGTGGCGTACACAAAACTACCGGCGGGCACTGCAGGAAACAATGCACCTTGACCTGTCGAAACAGTAATAGATGTCGAAGCCGACGTAATCGACGAAGCTAGCGTAGCCGACGCGGTGTTTGAAAATAGTGCTGGCATATCGGCCCTTTACTTCAAGTTGCGCAACTTGTAAATTGTGCTGAGGTATAAAGCTACAGCCTCATCAATCAAATTTTGAATTGCAGTTTCATCTTTGGCTACTGCAGTGTAGCGAAGCTTCTCAATTGCTGCCAACTGTTTTTCGAGTGTGCCGGCAATATCACTTGTTGCCTCCGCTGTGAGATACGGAATGTTGTCGATGATTCCGTTGCGCCCTTGGTAGGCCTCAGCAATCGAATCAGCAATCTCAACAACGCCTTCGTAAAACGTGTTCAACGCCATGTGCTGAGCATACGACTTTGTGCGTAGATGCTCGCGATGTGCTATCTCACGCCCGAGGAATAAAAGTGCAATTAGACGTCCAATCATAAATGGTCCTTCTGGTTGGCTAGTTTTGCAACAATAGCGTCCAACGCTTTAATAGATTCAATCAACAAAGGGACAAGGCGCTCATAGCGAACAGTCAAGTACTGAGGATCAATAGGCGCAGGGGCCACTGTATGTGGCTGTACCTTTTGTACAGACTGCGCGTCTACCCCAACCTCGATGACAGACGCATCGTACCCAAGAGCGACAGCGGTTTCGTTGGCGTGGTAGATCATTGTCTCGATCTGACGAATCTGCGCCAAAGGGTCTTCAATATCACCAATTTTGGTTTTTAAGCGGCGATCTGAGTAATAAGCCGTGATGTTGTTAGTAGCACGAATCTCGCCTGCCGTGCCAGAAGCCGCAGTGCCCACACCAAGTGAGTTCACTTGGTAGTTGTTTGCAGTATTTAAAGCATTAGCTGTGGTCGCTGTGGTTGCTGTCGCTGCGTTACCCGTACAAGAGCCAGATGAACCAGTTGTGTTCTGGTTCAAAGTAGGAACGTCTGCTGCAACAATCGCACGAAATGTGGGCGCGCCAGCAGCGCCGTTGGGCGCGGCAAGGAAGTAGTTGGCTGTTTTTGAGGCAAACGGGTTCTGCGTGTCGCCGTAGCCAGAAGCCAAGCTGATTGCCGGCGTAGTGCCGCCAGACGACGCAACAGGCGAAGTGCCAGTCACGCTTGTCACCGCGCTAGTCAGGTATGTGTTGGTATCGAGCGACCAAGTATTGGCAGCAGTCTTCTTTAGTAAACCGCTTGTGCCAGCTAATGCTGCGATCGCGTCTAAGTCGCCATCCCACGCTTGCACGTTTGTGCCGATGGCTAAACCAAGGTTTGTACGAGCCGTAGCTGCAGCAACGTTTTTCCAGAGGCCAGAAGCGCTGTCGTACTGAATGATGTCGTTGTTCGCCTTCGACGATATCAAAACGTCGTGAATCTCATTCAATTCCCAGCCATTACTAACGCGCACTTGGATTTCACCAACCACTGCGTGGGACCGGGTGATGGTGCCCAAATACACAAGGTGTGTAGGGGCGACGGGTTTATTTGCAAGCCCGACAACAATGCCACCAGCGGTTGTGCCAGACAAATAGACTGGGTCGCCTTCGGTGTAAGCAATTGTGTTGAGGCCAGAAATTGTGCCGGTGTAAATGGCAAACCCACTGTCGCCGTTGTTCAGTGTAGAGTCCAGAAAGCCGAGCACTTGGCTAGAAGTAGACTCAGCATCAGCTTTCGCCGGCGCAACCAACAGGTTCGCCCCGGTAGCGCCCGAGGCGTACACAACAGTGCCTTTAGTCAAAGTACCGCCAGTGGTGTTTTTCACTTGTAGTTTGACAGCAGTAGCAAAGTTGTCAATCCACTGCGAATTAAAGTCTGTAGCGTCAATCTTTGACAACACCTGCCCAGCAGTGCCCCCCGCAGGCTGCGCTGCGACGTTCAAATTGATGAAGTTGGTATCAACTTCGGTGTTGGTTAGGGGGGTGCCCTTAACGGAAGCCCCCGTCCCCGCCGTTTGCCGCGTGGTAATTGATGTTGACATCAGCTACTCCTTAGCTGACAGTGATTGTCCATGTGACGCTCATAGCGTCGGCAGCGCCTTTGTTAACCACTGAGAACACTGTGCGGCACAACATCGTGCCCGCGCTAGAAGCATTAAAAATACCCGCTTCGGTAACAGCGCCTGTGCCCGTACCAGCCGGGAAACTAGCTGCGTAAGTTACGACGTTTGATGCAGATGTCGCAGAGCTAAATGTAACGCGAGCCCCGGAGATTGCAGCCTGCAGCGCAGTGTCGCCTGCGGCGGCGGCAGTTGTACCTGTGCCGAGTTCCATGTGTGTCATAGCAGCCGGGCTGTTTGTAGTGGTCTTCAGCATCGCAGCAGCGATAAAGGTCTTACCCGCTGTTACGACAAGGTTCTTAATCTCGCGAGTGTCTTTAACTTCACCAGAGGCTGGGTCAAACACCGTGATCTGAACATCGCCGGTAATTTTCAAAGAATCATTGATCATGGATAGCTCCTAATTAAAAGGTTCGTGAGACACCGACATAGTCTTCAGCAAAGTATGTCAAGTCACAGTAGTCTTGCATCGACAAAACTCCGCTGTCTGAGACTACGATGTTGTCTGTTACACCTTTGTCGTTAGACAAAAGCGAAGAATCTGACATGGTGACAATGTTAGCAGTTGTGTCAGAAAAAGACCAGACAGGGCCGCCAGCGTCTGCCATGTCATTCATAGCAAACCCGTCCGCAAGCACCTTAGTGTGCGCAAATGCAATATCATCGGCGGGTGTGACGCTCTCTACATACGCAGGGCTTATAAGCTTAGTTGGTGAATCAGACAAGCTAACGCTGTCTGTAAAATCACGCAAAAAGATCAGAACAGTAACGATTGAATCAGACAAACTGATCGAATCTGCTGCGGCTTTGTCAACACTAAATGTCTGGCTGTCAGTAAATGGGTCAAGCGTATCACCAGTGATTTTCCCTACCGACAAAGCAGCTGCGTCCGTCACTACGGCCAGCTCCTGAATGTATCTATAGCGACCTGAGGTATCCATCGCGGCGCTAACCACCATCAACACATGGCCGACTTGTACCACGGGCACTACGTGAGTTACCGAGGTTTTTAGGTCGACAAATGTGATGCTGGCGCGCAGCGACTTATCTGACATCAGAATTCAGCTCGCATTTGAAATTTCAGCGTGTCGTACACAGTCTGTATCTGGCCGTCAGGGAACGTGACTTCGATCTCGCCCTCGTACGTGCCGGGGGTGCCAGACAACATAGTAGGTACAGACGCTGGGTAAAAAGTAACCTGCCCGTTAACGCCGTCAGTGATCGAGCCGGGGACGGTAGCTTGCAATGTGGTGGAACCAGAAGCGCGAAACTTCAGTACAGCCGTAGCCCCCACCAAATTGATAGCAAGGCCTGTTGTGTCGTCAGTAATATTGCACACCAGCGCAGGGCGGGTGTCGTTCTGAACCAGTTTAATTTTGTCACTCATGCGAACCTCTGGTATTCAACGCGTGCAGCTGCACGGGTAAGCCCTTTATACACACGGGTGCGAACTTCAGCCATCTCGTCATTGAAGCGCTTGGTGTACTCCATCGCTGTCTTTGGGTCGTAGTAGGGCTGGTTTGGTGTGTTGTACAGGCGTGCACGCGCACCATGAGCAATGTACTCAAGGAAGCGCTCAAACAGCTCTTCGTCGACTGTGGTTGACGCACGCTTAGGCGCAATCGCTGCTTTTACCTTCAGCTTGTTGGCTTCTGTGATGATTGGCTTTGTGACCAAACGCATCACTTCCGCGCGCGGGCGAAAGTAATAGTAGGGATTACCCTTAAGGTCTTCCCAGTTTGAAGTGCGGTAAATCTGATTGAGCTCTTCTTGAGCCTTGGGGATCAGCAGTTGGTCGCCGTACCACGCCTGCATGATCTCAACCACTTTGTAGTTGGTGTCGTTGGCGCAAAGATCGTAATCGCCCACATTCTCTTGCCCAGTGATTGGGTCGAGGCTTTCTTGCAGATAGTGGGTTTCTTCGCAAAACTGAATGCAAGCGTTGCGGATGGCCTGCACGGCCACGATCTCGGGCACGTCGTGTACATACGGCATGACCTCGGGTAAAAAGACTTCGTAGGAAACGGCGGTCATTGTGCGCTACCTCGGACTGGTGGGTTGCGTGGGCTAAGGGCTTGAGTTGGGTCATTGGTGACCTCAGACTCAGTCTTGCCTTGAATCGCGGCCACGAAAGCAGCGGAGTACTGCTGCGCCAGCGCAATACCGGGAGCGTATTCAGCGTCCTTGCTACAAGCGCGGTACAGAATGTAATCAACCAGTGCAGACTGGAAGACATCAAAGATTGGAATGACTTGTGACTCTGAAGTCAAGTCAGTAGGCTGCGCTGAGTAATTGATTTCAATGTACTGCGTGCCGGTATTGGGTGGGTATACATAAAACGCCAACTGATCTTGGTTGGTGTAAATGTAGTTGCGGACCTCAGCTTTGGCTGTGTCTGTGTTCCAGTCTGGGTTGAAGCCATCAAGAATCTCACGCGAGATGATACGAATAGCTCGCCCGGGAGTGGTACCGGTGGTGCCCATGTTGCGATAGATTGCTAACAAAAGCCATCCGTCGTCTGGGATGTACTGGCGAGTGCCAGCGTCTAACTTAATCACCGACGTAGTCGATGACGCGCTAGGTTGAATGAGCACGATTTGGCGCATCCCATCATTGAGCCAAGAGAGCAGTTCGGCCCGCGTCCAACGGATGTTGGTCAAGTCGATCAGCTGGATCGTAGCTTTGTCGATGATGGTTTTTGCTGTTACCGTGCCCATTGCCTACCTTACGGTGTTACTGCCAGAGCAGCTTGAATTGCTGGAACCTGAGTACCGGCCCACAAACCTTGAACAACCAAATTGTTCGCAGTCGCAGAACCAGCGTCAA